GGGCAGAGGACGGAAGTCGCACAATTCCTCTAAGAAGGGAGTGTTGAACTGCCATTCCATGATCGCGGTTCTGTCGTACGCAATTTGTGGGAAACCTGCTAGTGTGGTACTCTGGACACCCGGCGGCAAAATCGTATAGTTACCCTCGTAATCCCTAGTTGGGATTTTATGAAGGTATCTTGCTCAAGGAGTGCCTTCTACTTATGGAAAGGATAGTCAGTTTTTCTTCGATTTCGGCTCCGGATGATCTCTTTTTTGTGGTTGTGATTGCAACAAAGGGTTTGATATCCGGCAGGAAATCCTTTGCTTTTTAATAGCCGATAAAAGTTCCAGCCTCTCCCTGCACTGCCACCCAAAGATCGCTTTTCTTCTGCCCCATTATCCTCAACATGGTCTAAAACTAACATATCGGGATCAGTGACAGAGCAATCGGCCCAAGAACATCGCAGTTGATGCATCGGGCCATAATAGGTGAGCATCTCGATTCGAAGTTCGTCTCGATATCTCCAGCCATATTCTCGATTATATTTTCTATTCTTATTTCGGGTGATTGCAACGCGGTCTGGGTGCCGTTCGCGATATCGTCGTCCCGCTAAAGTACTGGCACTTGGGTTATGTTCAACAAAAGAACCTTTTGGCATCTTCGTCTCCTCCTAGAGAGACCTGAGGTGGGGCTGTCTAGGGCAGCCCCGGTCCTCGGCTAACATGCGTATGATCAGTACGCACAAACTATTCTACCAGACATCTGGGGGATGTCAAGAGAAATCTTATATCGCTTTTCCGCTGAACGCCTTCTTGAATGCGTCGTCCGGGCTGATGCCTCCAGCGACCTGCGCTTCTTTCCATGCCCGAATAATTTCTTCGGGGCTGGCGTCCGCGGGAACAACCTTCTTGGCTTCGATGACTGCCGGGTTGAGCACGGGTGCGCCGCTCACGCCGGAACTGGCGTCGAAGAAAGACGAAGAAGATGATTTCACTTTCGCAGCAGCCGCAACGCGGACGGCTTCTGCAGCCACCGCAGCAGCATCCGCGGCAACTTTCGCGGGGTCCGGAACAGCCACAGCCGGAGGTGCAGCAGCCGCTACAGGCTCATCGCCGTGCGGGAAATACCCGCCTGTCGATTTCATTGCTTCCCATGCTTGCGCCATCGCCGCAACTTTATCTTTCGCGTCGAACAATCCCATCGCAGCCATCTTGTCGCCGAGCAGTGTCCGGTTCTTTACTCCGCCCGGCCAGTCGGCTCCGGAGGTGTTCTTAAACACTTCGGAGGCGGCCTCCCATGATTGGATTTCTGCATCCTGTTTGTTTTTCTCGACGACGTCCTTCAAAGTGTCGACAGACAGGCCCTGCTTGGTCAGGTATTCATTGACCGCACCGGACTGCTGAATATATTCCGCAGCAGAGATTTCACCCAACCGGAACTTTCTTTCGAGTTCGGCCTTGGCGAGAACTTCGGCTTCCGCGGCAGCGGCAACAGCGGCCTGATCAACCACAGGCTCAACCGGGGCCGGAGTCTGTTGGATAGCGTAGGCGGTTTTGAATGCGCTCAGAACCTGACGATCGAGTTCAGCTTCAGTCGAAGCAGAAAAGGAAATATCTTTGCCGCCGATGGTTTCGGTGCGGGTGAAAACCTGATTGGCTTTCGCAGCGGCTTCTGCCGCGGCCTGATCGGCAGCAGTCTTGTCTGCAGCAGCTTGCGCAGCAGCGGCCTGATCGGCATCAAGTTGAGTCTTAACCTCTAACTGCTTTTCGGCTTCAGCGACCATCAACGCCTTGACGCTGTCGATGCTAACGGCATTTTTGATAGCTTCGGCAAGTTCGGGGGTCATGGTAACTTCGGGAAGGACTCGGGCTGCGTCGTTGTTGCTCATTATGTGCTCCTGAGATTCGACCTACACTTATGGGATGATAAGTCAGAAACCTGTAACAAGATGTTAGCAGATCAATAGGTGCCGGGGAGACGGCCTTCTTGCTCAAGTTCGTTGAACTTTGTCAGGACTTCTTGGCGGACGTAATCTCCGGTCTCAAGGATTTCGGAGACGGGCTTCTCGGGCATGGTGGAACTGGCTGCTTGTTCCTGAACGCCTGCGCGGATCGCTTCGGTGATCTTGGCGAAGAGAAGTTCATGGTGCTCCAACGCCGCTTGGGCCCGAGATTTTAACACGATCATTTGTTGCGGGTCCCAGCCGGGGTATGTGATGGCGATACGCGCAGCCTCATCGACCATCGTTTGCGATAAATGGACAAGATCGCGAAAGCCGGGATGCGCGCGCAAACTGAGGAGCCTGTTAGCTAACTCGATTGTAGGGGTATCGTTTTGCTCAAAAGGAGAGTTCATGCTTTGCTCCGTTGTTCGTAAGCAGCCCGTCTAGTTGCCGACCACGGCTTGCCTTTGTGAGATCGACTTAAATTTTCGCAATGCGACGCCGAAAGAGGTTTGCCTTTTTTCGACTCGCTGATGCGGCGGTTGCCTTCCGCAGAGTGGGTATGCTTCCCTTTGGTGTGCTGATTTCCTTTCATTTTTTCAGCAGTCGCGGGCATTCGCATACCTTTGTTCCATCCGCCAATTCCTTGTTTTCGAAGCCGTTCGGCTTGCGCAGCTTTACGTTCTGCCGTCCAAGGCCCTCGGCGGTATCCATCATCTCCGCCATCTGTAAAATTGTGCAGACACCCGAGACCTAAATCTTCTCGCCCGAACCATTGGATAAAAGCCTTTTCAGACGCAAATGCTTCGGCCTCAGTTGCATGATAGAAAACTAGAATATCCGAAGTCTTTTTCGGGCGCTTGGTCAAATGACCCTGACTTTGAAACGCGCGCCTGCCTGAACCTTTTCCTGCATAGTAAGGAGTCGTATCCGGGCGAAGCCAAAGATAGGAATAGAATTTCACGCGGCAATTATACGAGACTGCACAGTAGATGTCAAGTTAAAAAATCGCTTTGTCCATATTGGCAAAAGCGCCTTTCGCCGCCCTATCCATTCCCTGCGCCTGCGGCGTTGCGGCTCGGGCTTTCGCGGAGGCGGCTTTTGCCTGAAGTTCTAAGTTATTATTATGTTCAGAGGCCGCGCCTTGCTCCCGCAGGGTGTGTTTTCCCGTCTCCACCAACATTCGATTTTCTGCGGCGTTGTTGTCAACGCCCTTCTTAACTTCGCCTTGCGCCTGTACAATGGCGAGTTTACCTTGGGCAGCCGCCGCTTGTGAATTCGCCGCCATTCGAGCCTTGTCTTCATCATTCATCGGAACAAGGATTTGTTCGCGATACGGGACACCGAACGAATCATACAGCGATGAAATTAAAGCGTTATAGTCAATTTTAAGGGCTTGTACTGCCAAATTTTCTACTGTGCCCGGAGATTGTAATATGGTCTCAATAACACCCATGTACTTGTTCAAGGCTTCGCGCGCTGCAAGTTTTGTTCCGGCGGAGATGTCGACACGGTATGTGCCATTGATGATGCTCAAAGGTGTCGCGCGGAACGCGGTCCCGAGAGCATCGGACAGCAGCATACGGATTTGCGACGGCTTCAGCTTTTGGTTTTGTTCGATACAAAATTCAATGAACGGAACGAACACTTGTTCCGAAATCACGTCGATTAGGTCCTGCATCTTGACCGTTTCGCCCCCCGTGACTGCCGCGGCCCCGTCCGGAGTCCGCATTGCGCCTGCAGGACCGCCCGCGCCACCAACCGTGCTCGGCCCAGCCCCAGTGATCGCCGACGCCCACTGTTTCATCTGCGCTATGACCGCCAAAGGCTCTTGCGCGTTGACCGCATTGCGGGTCAAAGGCTCAATCTTGCCTTGCGGGTCAGATTTGAAGACTTTTCCCGGGAATATCCACTGCGCTTGGGCGGAATTGTTCGCGCCTGCAGGCGAAGTGTATGTTCCCATCAAGTTCAGGTTCAAATCATCCAAAAATGCGTTGACAACACCTTGGCAGATGCGTTGGAAGTCCGTCAGCCAATACGCGATCCCGTAACCGTGCGCGGAGTCGGGCGCATTCCGGAAACAGAAGCCCAAAAACGGCACGCGACCAAAATTATGGGTCTCATTCAGAACACAGTACTCTTTTTGCAGAATAATGCAGTGCCGCGAGCCCGTCCAGTAGTCGAAAGCCTCGAATTTGCGCGCGAGAGGATCGTGCTGCGTCCGTTCGGTGTAATTTTCGGGATACGCCTTCTGCGGAGTCGTCGTTTGCTGGAAAATCGGGTTCCCGGTGTTCGATCCGAGAGTTTCGAGAGGGTTTGTGGCCGACGTACTCTGCATTTGCGGCGTCGTCAGCTTAACTAGCTCATCGCGGGTAGGAATATTCCAGCCCTCGGTGTTGCGGAGCGCGTCTAACTGATATCCGGTGATGTAAATGATCCGCCCGAACCATTCGGCGACCCGGGGGTCTCCCCGGCGGAGGTCCGGCGCGTATCGGCAGCGGCGAACAGGCACATGCTCCAGCTTCGGCATGTTGATTTCCTGAATGCCTACGACTTTATCTTCGACATCATCCTCGCCTTCGACCGGAATGGTGACAGTCACGCCATTTACGATCGTGGTTTCAGGATGGGACTTCTGAACCTTCTTGATGACGGGCTTTGTGATCTTCTGCCAGCCGTAATGTGCCACTCCGAACCCATAAAAGAGTCCGTCATAGGTGATTTCGCGCATTTCAGTCTTGCACGACACGCCTTTGTATCCGCACGTCTTCAGTTGCGCGGTGATGATCGCTTGCTGGGCTTCGGCGCACTCCAAGGGCGTGCCGGAAGTTGCATCGATCTTGAAAGATTGATATCCCCCGAGCAGGGTTTGGTTAACGACGCTATGAATGCTGTAAAATTGTTCGGCGACGAGAGGAATTCCAAGGTGCGAGCGGAACTGATCGCTCCCTTTCCACTTGACGGGCTCGACCCACGCGCGCAGCATTAGTTCGGCGGTGTTCCAGCGACCAATCAGCCCCCGGGTAGCGATAAAACTCTCGCTCTCCTCGCGGTTGAGGTTGGCCTCCTTAATCATCGAGAGGCCGGAACGAAGTTGGTCCTCGAAGGCGACCTCTGTCGCCCCTATCGGGAGGGCGGTTTCGCCGTACGGGACTGCGCCCGGCAGGTCCTGAATACGCATTTGGCCGCGGTCTTCGAAATGCGAGGTCGCGGTAAGTCCTTGTTTTGTCTCGTCGGCCATAAAAGGTCTCTACTTATGTCGTAAGAAGTCTTAAATCGATCGGGCTCTGGCTTTTCGGAGAACCCATGCGTCTTTCATTTTTTGTTTGGTCTCGCCGCTGCGTTTTTTACCTTTATCCGCGTTCGGTTTTCCCATATGCGACAGGCTCAAGTTGCGCAGATGGTCTTCGGTAAATTTTCTCCCGACCCCTCGCTTGTGGCCCGGAGAAAACGACCCAGAGTTGGGCCGCGTAGCCCCCGAATTTGGAGATTTTACATGCCCCGGCTGAAAAGACCCCGCGTTGGGTTTCATTATCCCTTGAGTGCCTGCATTCCAAGATGCCTGTCCCGGCAAAAAACGGGTCGGGCCGGGAGAGTTTTTGATCGCTTCTGCCATTTCTCGTTTCTTTTCAGGGTGCGCCCACAGAGCCTTCGCCCGATCACTCATTATCCGCTTTCGTTCGGGAGTTCGATGAAGCTTACTCTGGATTTTGCTCATCTTTTGGCGAGCTGATTCACTGTGTGGCCCTGTAAATCCCTCGCCACCATCACAAATGTTGTATCCGACGTCGTGGTGCTGCGTGTTCAGCGCCCGAATATAGTGTCGTTCGAGTTCATCGAGTTCTCCTCTCGTCCGCACATCGGAAACCAGCGGATGAATGCTCCACGAGTCCCGCGCGTATTTTCGCATCGCAGCATAGAGGTGAGATCGTGCAGTGAGATGGTGATGGGCCTGCCACCACTTTTGCTGCAAGTATCGAGTCAGACTTTCTTTCTTATGCTGCCCGATGTAAATCTTCAAAGTCTCGCTACAAACGATGACGTAAACAAACATTTCGCTCTCCTACTTATGGAGAGAAAAGTCAACTTCTGTCAGGGGTCAACAACAAATTCCTGTTCCGCACCCATTGTCCCCATAGCTGTCTTCCTCGACATGCGTTTGGCTTAACTTTCGGAGCCAGTTCCCTACTGCGACGGCCTGCGGCGGGGTCTCCATCTGATATCCTGTGGGTGCCGAGACCACCATACCGACGCAATCTGCAAAATCATCATGTTTTCCCAGTTTCGGCCACTTCACAAGTTGCTGGACAAGCTGATCGTAGCCCTTCATGCCCGCAAAGAACCAAAGCCGCTTATCGGAGAGGGGGCCTTTAACCGCGCCGATACGAATTAGTTTGGCGTTCGCGACCTGCGAGCCTTTTTCCCACTGAATTGGGACCTTCTGGACTCCACGAGCCATCGCATGGGCGGAGATGACGTTGTTGTAAGCCTCCCAGCCGTTGAATTTTTCAAGAAAAATGACGTTAGGCCGCTCGGCGAACAATCCGTTGACGACGTTTTCTGCAACCTGACCGGAGTCCCATGTTCCGAATTCGCATTTATAAATAAAAATCTGCCCTTGAAACAAACGGCAGAAATATAGAACAGAATAATCCCGTCCCGACTGACCAACATAAGCCAAATCCCCAACCGCGAACGTGAACGATGACGCATACGGCGGAATATCGGTCAGATAGTGAAGAGTCTGCCGACCTATCAGCGTGTCCTCAAAGGTCTGAGCCCCGGTTGCGATCGGTTTGTTCTCGTACTGGTTCGCGAAAAACTCCGGGCTTGTGCGAATTAGCTCGCCTTCGAGGAACTTCAGCGTGTGCCCGATCGATCGCCCCGTGACTGTTCTGGTCTGCGGGAACAAAACGCCTTTGTCTCCGCGATCTTTATATCCGGGGCAGGTACATCCCGGGACGGTACATGGAGGCTGAAGAATGTTCACATCATAGTCGTGGTAAATATTGGTGTGGACGCAGTTCTGGCAGCCGCGACTCCAGCAGTCCCGAATGAAAAATTTCCAGATGGTCTGCCCCATCTCCTTCATTTCTTTCTTGGCATCGTCCTGAATCCGCTCGTAAGTGTCGCCGTAGGAATACCGTGTTCCGGTCATGATAATGAACCCGGTGGGCTCCAGAAGAGGGCATATGTCGATGTAGTTTTGGTAGCAGGTTTCTAATGCTTCGACCTTCCGGTAGTTCTGTTCGTTCACAAGGTCGTCAATATAAATGACGTCAAAGTGTGACCCAGCCTTGACCGACCGCGACGTCGAAATCGCGAAGGTATGTTCAGCAAAGAAGGTATTGACGCGACACGGGACCGTAAACTCATGGGCGTTACCCATCTTGCGAAGTTCATCAGACCACGCGCGCGGATCAGTTTCGTCCACGATTTTTTTATTTCGAACGCTCTTCATGCAGAACTCAGGGAAGAGCCACTTGAAGCGGTTCGTGGGTTTCTCGAAGAACTGTTTGATAGCGCGGAGTTGGGCCTTCGCCAGCTTGTCGCTGCCTGTCAGGAAGCATATGCGGACGTCTGGGTAGTTCAAGATCAACTGGACGATGTCAACCCTGACCGCAGAGGTCTTGAAAAGGCCGCGAGGCCAGAGGATCATTCTCTTCTTGGTGAGTTGATCGAGGTCGGACAAAACAAGACCCGTCCCGGGCTGTTTTTGCAGGAAGCAGCCGAACAGTTTTGAATGGGGGTTGTCTTGGAAGTCCATTCCGAGGATCGGAACGTACTCTTTTGGCAGATCAGGGTCGCCGGGCTTTGTGGCTTCGACGAAACCGGAAAGATAAAGGTGATATTTCAGGCATCGGTATCGACCGCGGAACCAGTCCGTACGCTCGTCCGGATTCATCCCCTCGAACAATTTTACGAACTGTTTGGGAAAGTTCGCGAGGTTCACCGACTTCCGATAGGCGGCGAACAATACGTCATCAATTGGAAATCGATCATCCATTGCGGGCTGCTCCCCGACTTAATTCAAAAGTTTCGTTCCTAGATTTGTCCCGATCAGAACTGTCTGAGGCGACGTGATCGCTGTTGCAAACCCCGCACCGGATCGAATAACGGACCCTCTTTGGGGGCCTGTCGAGACGGTCGGTCCTGCCGTAAATGACGAGACTTCAGTATCGGTTTGCACGGCGGTTGCAATTAACTCTAATGCAGGTGACCCAGATGCGGTCGAACTCGAAGTGCCGGAAATTATCGCGGTGCCGTTATAAAACGCAGTGATTAAAGTCCCTGATGCTTGTACCGTTACGATGTCGCCCGGAGATGGTGCGCCGCTTAAAGTGAAATCAACCCCCAGAGTCGTGCTTGTCGCTATATCCGACAGGGTTACGGTATATGCTCCGGCCCCGTTTCCTTGCACCGCCGCCAAGTACCCTGATGCAAACGCTACGGTAGTGCGCACCACCACGGAGACGATGCTGCTGGTCCCAAAAGCCTGAATGGTCGCAGAAGCACTTTGGTTGTTCCCAAATGTTTTGGCGGTATATACGTTCAGCCCAGATAGGATAACCGAATCCGGGGCGGCAAGATTCGAAACAATGTTGCTTGATGGGGCTCCCGTCACCGCTGTCCAATTTGTTCCTAGCGTCGGGGCGTTCGCGCGATGAAAAGTGTCGGTGACGGTCGGACTTGAAGAGAACCCTGTTGCTGCGGCAACGAAGTTCACGCCCGTTAAGTTACCTGCAACGATTGTCTCGGGCAGAGACGCGGGAGTGAATGTTGCGCCTGCGAGAGTTGGGGTGATGGTGTAGACGCCTGCGATCAAGCCGCCGATGGTATAGGTTCCATCCGCCGCAGAAGTGGCGGACCCAGTCGCTGCACCTGTCGCAGACACAAGGACGCCTGCTGCGCCTGCGTTTCCCGAAATGGTGTAGTGGATAATCGGCATACGTTGCTCTACGAACTAAAAAGTAAAGGTCCCGGTTCCGAGTTGCGTTACGGCGAAAGTAGTAAAGCCCGTACTGATGGCGACTCGCAACATTTGCGCCGCAATGTTTGCCTGTAACGTCGCAAGACTGACCGCTAGGGCGACAGACATATTGGAAGGGCTCATGTTGATCGTGACTGCCGCTCCGTTCACCGTTCCCACAATAGTGGCCAGATCGCCGATTGCCGTAGCAGAAGAAATGACATATGTGATGCCGTTTATGGAAAAACTCCCGGCGGAAATCTGCGTTAGTGCTACAGGGGCCGGAACGGGTAGCCCGAGTTTGACCGCAGCGGAGATTATCAACGGCGAGATAAAAGCCTCCTGAGCCGGAACTCCGCCGCTTGCGTAAATAGATAGGATGTCGCCCAAACTCGCCTGCAAAGTGACTGGAATGACGCCAGTGGATGGAATCGTATCGACTGTTCCTACGATCGTTGCGACGCCGTTCTGGGCCGTTGCGCTCGTAATAACATAGGTGTGTGTGGCGGCCATGTGATCTTCTCTCTACTTATGGAGGAAAGAGTCTTGTTTCTGACGCGCACGAACATGAGTCGGACAGGAGCAGGTTCGATGCGCGCTTTTAAGTTTCATTTTGGTTGATTCAGAAGCAGGGCCTCGGGGATGATCTTGATAGAACTGCTTCAGACTCGCACTCTTTTTTGCCTTTTCTTCGAGAGACTGAATTTGGCCGAGACGGTTCTGATGGCCCATTAGACTCTGGCTAGTTTTTTGTTTGGATTCTTCGGAGCGCGTTTTGCCTTTCCAGTACGCCATTTTTTCGGGGTTTTTGGTGCGCCATGTCGCGAGGGCTTTCTGTGATTCTGGCCAGCGTTCAGTTGATTCTTTCCGTCTTTGTTCCCGATTCTTGGGGTTGGCCCAGTAGGCGTTGATGCGATCGAGCGTTGCCTTGCGCCACTGCTCGGTGTGGGGTCCCGTGAATCCTTCACCGCCCCGGCAGATATTATACCCGACATCCGGGTGTTGCGCATTCAGTGCCACAATGAGCATTTTTTCCCATCGATCGCACTCTTCCCGAGTCGTCAAATTTGAAATCAGCGGGTGGATGCTCCATGTTGCTCGCGGATGTTTTCGCATCGAGGAATAGAGTCGGGAGCGTGTTGAAATACCTCGGCGGGCTTCAGACCACTTCTGCTGCAGGTATTGCCGCAGGTCCGAACCTTTATGCTGCCCGACGTAAATCTTCAAGGTTTCGCTGCAAACGATAACGTAGACGAACATTTCGTCCTCCTACTTAGGGAGGAGAAAGTCATCTTTTAAGTCATCAATAAATAACTGAAACCATTACGGCGTCATTTGACGAAGTCCCGCTCGTGTCAATGCAGATCGATTCCGGCGGAATGTTTTCGCCGACGATCTCGATCGCAAGCTGGCCCGTGAGAGATAAGCATGCAGAGTACTGACTTGAAGAGACATTCAAATCGCCCACGTAGATCAAATCGGTGCCGAGAGACTGCGAGCACTCCAGCCGAATCGCGCGATAGTGCTGCGCCGGACACGGGGCGGTGTTTCCCGTATCCGCTGTGTTCGCGACGTCCGCGTGTTTGAAGAAAAACCGAAACTCGCCCGTCACCGGATTGTTGTCGAGCACGGTCACGACTTTGCCATTGAAGTATGTCGCGGTCGTGAAGCCCCACAAACAAACTTTTTGGCCGTTCGCGGAGTTGCCAGACCCCGGCGCGGTGCCGCCGAAAATGTTGAAGGGCTGACCTGCAACCGCGTTCTGAGACTGCGTTGCAGTGGCGGGAGATGCCGTAGGAATAGGGATGTACCCGTTGGGTCCATTGTATCCAATGGTCGGAAGTGTAGCGGCGGTCAAGAAAATGCTCGCGATGTTGCGCTTGATCGTAAAGCTGACTGCGGGAATGACCACACCCGGGGTAGCCAGATTCGAACTGGTGTAATAAGCTGCCGCTAAAACGGCAGGGGTCGGCGTGCCTTTTACTGCTGTGGCCAAACCCAAAGTTCTCACGGTTCCCATGGAAATCTCCTCTTAAGTTTTCGAAACATCGCTTGCTGTCGGGCGGGTTGTTTCGCCCGGATGCGCGACTGCAGACTGCGCTTTGAATCCCGGCCCAGCTTTCGGACTCGGTGAAATAGACATTGACGGCATCCCCGGTTTGGCCGGAGAAGCTAAAGTTTTATCGGTGAAGTCTTTCTTTGGCATCGGCTCGATGGTCATCGAGGCAGTGCCGCGCGGAGCCTTCGTAGGAGCAGACTTGGCGAGCGACTTCATGCCGCTGGCAACCAGCGCATGCGTGCGCGCCTTGGCGGCTTCCGGGGCAGTCAGAACATGCTCCCCGGCTTTCAGGTTGTACGCGCCGTCTGCGTGAACAGGGCCGCCCTTGTGCATCTTGGGCAGCGCGGACATAGCCTTATCGACCATCATTTTCTTCGCTGCGAGTTCTTGGCCGATCGAGGAGGCTTTGGCGGACTTCGCCGCTGCCGGGGCAGGTGTGGGCTTTGCTTCCGGCTTGGGTGATGGAAATGCTGTATTTGCATGAGCCAAAGCTGCTTTGGCGTCACTGAGAGCGTCAGGCATGGTATTCCCCTCTACTTATGGGACAGGAAGTCTTAATTATCCGCCGAGGTACTCGACGATCTTTTTGATGTGGGCATAGAACACGTCGACCGACATGCTGCGCTTCATGTAGTTGCAATCTGTGCAGCACGAGACGGAATTGGCTTCGGTATATCCGGCGGAGCTATCTTTGCGATCGATCCCGTTGTAGGTGAATGATCCATGGCAGCCCTTGACTCGATGCTCTTTCTTCGGAGATTGCCCGCAATATCCACAACTCCCAGTAAGCAGCGCCCGGGCAGTCGCTTCGCTAAGTGCAAACTCGAAGCTGCGCACTTCGGCGCTCATTCGATACCTCCGGTAAATGTCTCGAAAGCCCGCTTCGCCCAATTTTAATTTGCAGCATGCGCGACACTTAGTCGAGAGCCCGTTCAGAAGGTTCGAGGTTTCAACTTGGCGAATCGATCCGCAAACACACCTACAAGCCCAGCGGCTTCTCTTAGAACTCTCTATGCGGTAGAGAATTTCCCAATCGCCAATCTTAGACCCGATTACTAAGTTCCTTCTTTTCAACATTATCCCCCTAAATATTCTACGTAAATTGTAAGGTCGTAGGTGAACGTCGCGCCCGTGCCTGCCGTATACCCAAACAGGTACTGGAGGTTGGTCGATGCGGCGCAGTAAGCGTACAGGTCCCCAGAGATGGTTGTGGCCGTCGCATTGACGGCGCTGACGGTGGCGGTTGTCGGGTTGCTGGTTTTCACAACGGAGTCGGAGGAATTCGTAAACTTGACCTGAAACCCGGTTGTGCCGCCCAAAGATGGTGATCCGCCGCCCGCCGCCGTTGTAACGGTAGCGACGTAAGAAACGCGGTACATTCCTGCACCGCCGGACGGGATCGCAAAGATGGTGGTGGCTGTGATCGCCGCCACCTGTCCGGTCAGAGTGGACTTGGCGACGATGTTCGAGCAGCCGCTGACGCCACTGGGCACCGCCACGGAGAAGTTGGGCGGATTGCTGTTGTCGCTCGCGATGGTTGCCAAGATTGCGTTGGCTCCTGCCGCTGGTGTGGTGCTGCTGAAATTAAATTGTCCCATTGTTTTATCCTAGTTGGTACTCCCACCAGTGATTGGTTGTGGAAGTTCCTGAAGTGGTGGTGTCGATCACATAGTAATTCATAAGCGGCATAATCGGCCCGAAAAGACAGCGGGGATTTGACGTTGAGTACTCTATATATCCACCCGGTTTCAGCGGAGGGTTTCCTTCTCCTGAGTAAAAGTTTGACTGACTCTGTGCCGTCGTGTTCGTGGACGTAACTTGTACCCAACGCACACGAACGGTATCCGTATTTTGCCAAACCGGGAGCATGGTAGCGGTTCCCGAACCAGCGCCCGTATTGCCCGCCTGAGTCGTGATATTTGTAGATCGCGTATGCCCAGCCCCGGTCGTCAACGCCAAATCTTGAGATTTCGTGCATCCAACCGCCCAAGTATATTCATGCCAGTGCGCCAAAGAGCCGCTGCCTGCTGTCACTTTGTAATAATGACTTGGGGGTACGATAAAGAAAATTTGCACCGCTCCAGTTCCGCTAGACGATTGCGTGTTGGGATGGATTACATTTGTAGGTGATGGAGTAGAATCTGACAATCCCTGACACGCAGAATTCGCTGACACTCCGGTGATGTTCGCAGAAACGAATATCGGGGATGTTCCCGTATTCTGATAGACAGTGCTAAGTGCCCTACTTCCGACGATGTCCCCGCTATCGGTGAATGTGCCTCTTTGTAAAATAAATTCGCGCCAACAAGCGACGGTAGTCGAGGCCCCGGAAGATACCGTAACGGTATAATAATTTCCGGGCAGCACAAAGAACACCAAAGTGACTGAGCATGTCGAGCCGTTTTCGGTAGTCCCGCTGGCTACGATTGTCGTCGGTGCGGGATTCGAATCGGACTTTGCAGTCATTGTCAAATTCCCCGCTGCTGGATAAGTGTACTGGCAAACAAGAATCGGATGTCCGGTAGTGTTTTGATATACGACGCCCGTAAGTCTTTGACTCCCATCCGCTAGGTTCTGCGGCGTTTCAACCATACACGGAACATTGTTCGTCATGTTGACGGTATTGACCGCGATGTCTCCGGCAGGCGTCAGCCCGTCCTGCAAAATATCGCCAGTGAACGTGGTCACTTTGATGACGCCATTCACACTAACGGTGTTTGCGTTATTGTTGCTTGCTACGCCCGGATTGTTGATCGTCGACATGATTTTATGATTGAGTCGTCCAAGTTGTGCAGGTACCATTTACTGCGTTCGAACTGTTGATCTCCAGTGCCACGCCTGCGCCGCTAACGGCCCACGGCTCGCCGCTGATATCCAACACTATGCTGCCGTTCGCGGTCAGATAATATGGGCCCAAGAATATGTTTGTGCCGTCGCCGATCTCGATCGATGTCGCTGCGGCGACCGAAACCACCAAGCGGTATAAACGAATTGTTGTGCTGCCGGATGCGGCGACAATCGTAGTCCAGCCGGAAGAAGAAAAGGCCGTATTTGTTTTTGTAGTGGCGCCTGTTGTCGGCAGGCCCGGTACAGTGCTGACGTTTGCTGCAATCGAAACAGGCTGGGCTGTGCCGCCCGCGACGCCTTGCACGGTCAAAACGGCGGTGCCCGGAGTTCCGGCGGTGCCCCCACCTGCGACGATCCAAGGACTCGTTCCTTGATTAACCGTCCCAATGACCTTTGTGGTTTCTGCAGAGAGCGTGGCCTGCACCGCAAAGGTCCCGGTGTTGGTGACCGCAATAGTCTGAGCCGCCGCAATGGTTGCTGTAACAGGGAATGTTGCGGCAGCATTGCTGCGCACGTATACGCTGCCGTCCGCAAAAGCTCCGGAAGCTGCAGCGCCTGCGGCGATGGCCCCCGATGCGATGGCCCCGCTAGCAATCGCTCCGCTTGAAATCGCTCCGCTGGCGATCGATCCGGAAGCTGCCGTAATTGCGGCCTGTACTGCGAAGGTGCCGCCGTTTGAAACAACCCACGGCGAAGTGCCTTGATTGACTGTACCGATGACTTTCGTGGTTTCGGCAGACAGAGTTGCTTGCACTGCGAAAGTTCCGGCGTTAGTGACCGCGATGGTCTGGGCCGCAGAAATCCCTACTGTCCATGTGCCGGACTGTGTGGCGGCGATGGTCCCCGAAATCGGGATCGTCCCTGAAATTCCTACCGTCGGAGGATTCGCTACGATGGCGGATGCGATCGCCGCCGCAGACGGCGGAGTCAATGTCGTGACAGTAGCTGTCGGCAACGAAACCGCCAGCACATTGGCGGTGATGCAGGCCGCAATCGTGGCGTCCGAGACGCTCAATGCCCCGCCCGAAGAAACCGTTGCCAAATTCGTGGCGTTCGATGGATCAGCGATCACCATCGTCTCGCGGACAACGGTATTCAGGCCGACGGTGAGACTGACGGCGTCAAGAAGCAGTCCGCTTCCTTGGGTGACGGCAATGGTCGCGTGTACTGGAGGCATAGGGGGTCCTACTTATGGACAAGAAAGTCTGATTTTCGGTTTACGCAAAATCCAATGTAATGGGTATCGACAAAGACCGCAAAATACGCAACGCGAGTGCCGTCCGCCGCTGAATCTCCGCCAGCGCGATTAAATTCGTCATCGCCACCGGAAGGGATTGAACAACACCGTTGAGCGTTGTGACAACCTCAATCATTTGAATGATCGTGTTGCTCAAAAAGACCGGATCGTTGGTCGCGTTCTCGCTGATCAGGCTGTCATACCCGCGGTTCAACTGCGAGAGAATGGACTCGGCCCCCTGCGCAGAGTATGAAAGCTGATATGAGAAAGTTGGGCTGGTGGAGATGCTGACTGCGGCCTTCGTTAAAGAGATGCAACTGAAGGTGGTCGTCGCCGCCACGAACTGGTTCCCATACATCACGGACACAACCGTAAGGGTAAAAACGTGTGTGGCGGTTGCCCCCATAGCGTCGGTCAGGAGCACAGTGAAGATAAAGGTGCCGAGCGTGGTCGGAGTCCCTGAGATTTGCCCGGTGGCGGAATTCAGAGTCAGGCCCGGAGGAAGACTTCCAGCACTGATCGTCCATGTGTACGGCATCGTACCGCCGCCGCCCATTAGCAAAACGCTGTATGGGACGCCGAGGCTGGCGTTAGGGAGCGGTGTGGCGAAAATGAAGAGTCGAGTGGCGATCAGCGCAGCGAGCATGGATTATCCCTCCGCGCGATTTACTTTTTGTGGCTCTTGCCGGGCTTGTCCATCCCGCCGATGCCGGGGAACTTGGCGTGAACCTTTGCGCGTACCGTGGCTTTTTCAGATGAATTGCCGAACTGCGAGACCCGCGACAGCGCGTTGCGTGCGTGGGCCGCGTCTTCCACAGGATAGGCGCGTTTACCGGGGAGGGCAAAATTCGAGGTTTTAATTGCGTTGCGGCCCTTCGTGGTTAATTTTGCCATTGCTGTTTCTCCCATCATCAAGGTACTGCGCCAATTTTCGCAATAATACTTCGGAATCGTGGACCAAACCCAAAGTTTTGTTGCACCGATCACAAAGCCAGCCACGAAAAATTCCGGACTCGTGGCAGTGATCAAAAACAATTCGTAGATGAAACTCCCCGCAAATTTCACACGATCTGGGTCGCGGGCGTCCCGCAATTTGCTCTTGTTCCTGTTTTCTTTTTTCTTTATATTTCCGCGTTCGGAGCCGGGATGCGGCCTGATATTCGGGGGTCCCTCTTCGAATACGCGCCTGCGGGGTCTCGACTGCGTTTATTCGATCCGCATTTTTGTGTCGCCAATCCCGCCGGCATATATTGACTTCTTCGCGATGAGCCGTACGCCGCTTTTGCGCCTCCGCCGCCCTATAAGCCCGAAACGCTTCCGGGTCTTCTTGCTTTTTGCGCGCTCGCCAAGCTTTGGTCGTTTCGTAGTTTCCCATATCGTCTCCTTGAAAGACGGTCGAGATG